TCCCCGGCGAATACCCCTAGCTCGACACCGTGGACGGGACCTTGGGGCAATCGGGAGAGGATCGCCTCGGCCCGCTCATCGACCGCGAGCGGGGCCAGGTGCGCGGCCACCCACGGGATCAGGCCTTCACCGAAGACCAAGATCTCGCAGCCCTCGCGCAGTAACTGATAGGCGATTAGCTTGAAGTCATCGGCCTGCTGGATCATCCAGGGGGCGCATTTGAACGTCTTGCCGTAGGAGAGGCAGTCGAGCACGCGCTCCCCGTCGTTGGGCGCCTGCGGGTAAGCGTGGTGCAGGCCGTCCTGGTAGCAGCTGTCGACCCCGAATAGGTTGAAGCGGCGGAACCCCATGCCGTATGCCAGGGCAAATCCGCGCATTGCGACCGTCGAGCCGCCCCCGAACATCGGCGCCCCTTCGACCAGCTCGGGCACTCCATCGGTGAGCGGGTGCCAAAGCGTAAGCTCCGCTTCAGGATCGCGATGAGCGGCCTCGATAAGACCCGGGTCCACCATCGATGCATAGAGCTTCTTGCCTCCGGGCCGGTACCAGGCCGTGGTGTGTGGAGAGGCGTCACAGACGACGTGGGCGTCCGCAATGATTCCATGATCCCGGAGATATCCCAGCGTGGCATTGGTCGCGAGCACCACCGCTCCGCCCTTCTGCATGAGGGCGATCTGTGGCAGGTAGGCCGCAAGAGAGGGGCCCCCGCCCACGATGAGGCAGCGCCCCTCGTGCGCCTCGGACAGCTCCAGGAAGTCCGATCGGGAATCAGCGAGCGCCGCGCGCACATTCGCAAGGATCACGTCTTGGGCGACGTTGGGGACCATGACCAGCTCCAGGGATGAGCCGGCGCCGACGTCCCAGACCTGGGGCACCCAGCCCTCGCGCACCTCGTGGGGCCGGGGATGCCCGTGGAAAAAGACCACCGAGGTCCCTCTCGGTGGCCCTCCAACACAGTCCTTCTTGTAGCTGCGGAAGACCCCCGGGAAATGGTCCTGCAGGAAATCCGGCGGCCACGGACTCCCGGGCGTCCCGCTCCGGTTGAGCCGTTGCTTAAGGTAACCCGAATCCCCCGGCGCGTAAAAGGCCTCGATGAAGCCCTGGTCTCCGCCCGGCCAGGTCACGTCGTCGTCCTGGCCGTAAACGTGCCGCGTCAAGTACTCCTCCCAGATCGAGCCGATGAGGCGCGTCCCGGTGCGAAAGAACATCACGGAGGTCTGCATGGCGGGCGCGGGCCGGTAGGCGTCGTGCAGCACCGCCAGGTGAGAATCGAACGTAGCCACCTTGTCCAGGGGGCCGACGATGAGCGTATCGAGATCCAGATAGAGCACGCGATCACCGGCCGGGAAGGCGTCCGGATGAAAGAGCGCGAGCTTGTTCCACCACCCCATAAGACCGGCAGGCAGGAGCTGGGGCTCCACGCCTGCCAAGGCCTTCAGCTCCTGGGGCCGATCAGTGAGGCAAACGAACCGACCCCGGAAGCCTTCCGGCAGATTCCGCCGCACCATGTCGTGCAGTCGCTCGACGTATTCCACGCCGAACTTCTGCCCCCAGCGGACACAGGCGACATGCAGCATCAGCCGATCACCGGCCGACCGTTCAGGTTGATCAGCACGCAGGAGGCCGTTGCTGTCGTCGTCGCGGTATTGGCCTGCCGGCTCCCGAGGATCTGCTTACCGGTGGAGGCCGTCAGGTAGACGCGCCCATTGGTGGCGGAGATCGTCAGGATGTTGCTACCCGGCACCACCTGGATGGCGGTCTTCAGCACCTGGCAGTTCCCTCCGCACTGGAACCAGGCGTATTGGATCTGGCTCGCGTTGGAGGTAATGCCGTTGCCCGAGTTGTAGCTGGTGGAGGCCACACAGACTGCCACCGCCGCAGCGCGGGCCGTCGCCGCCACCGCAGCCACCTGGTAGGGCGAGGGGCTGGTGCTGGAGCTGTACTGCACGATCGTCCCGAGGGGGACGGCCGTCGACAGCGGCACCGCCAGGTAGATGAACTCACCGGCGCCGAGCGTGTTCTCGACACCAGCACGTACCTGCCCGAGCTGAGGCTCATAGATCGCACGCGGCAGGACCGAGGTGGCAATGTTCTGGAGCCCTGTGGCGGCAGGACCCGGACCCGGGGCGTCCGTACTCACCCAACCCACATCCATCAGTCCGATGTTGGTGTCGGCGAAGTTCCAGTTGTAGGTCGGGGTGGCGGGGACCTGGGCCGCAAGGAAGCTAACTTTTCCCATGGCTCACGCTCCCAGCTCACCCTGGAGGAAGCGATTGGAGGTGGTCAGGTTGCCGGCAAAGCCGATGAGCTTCACCATCGCATCCTGGTTCACCGCAAAGCGCTCATCCCCGAGGGGCGCGAAATTCCGGTCGGTGTGCGGCCGGAAAAAGAGGTACTTGGTGTTCAGGAAGAACATGCTGTTGGTGGGGGCGCCGCCGCCGAAGCCACCGTCCAGCACCACATCGCAGTTCATGTACTTGAGCGTCTGGAAGCCCAGCTCCGCCAGCTCATCGTCCTGGACACGCTGGATCGCCTGCATCGATTCCAGGTAGTACCGATAGAAGTTGTTGTCGGCCACGATCAGATCCGGGGCATCCGCGCCACGGACCAGCTGCAGGTAGACGCGATTCATGTAGGTCTGAACCGTTGCGGTCGAGACCGCCTGGCCGCCATTGGTGTTCCCCGAGAAGAAGACATTCCGCCAGAATGCCCACACGCTCGGATCGATGCCGCCCACGATGCCCGAAGAGGGAGTGGTCGAGATCAGGAGCTGGATGCCCCCTATCTGCCGGCCGCCGTCCGCGGTGCCGTTGGAGTAGCAGTCGAGTGCAATGTTGTTGGTCAAGGTCTGCTCGGCATTCTCGATACGCGAGTCGAGCAGGTCGATGATGGCTTCCTCGCCGGAGTTCTGAAGCATCTCCAAGCCGCTGATCGACACAGCGACTGCCGCCTGGGCGTAGTTGTATTCCGCCCCGGTGAAGACGTCGGAAGGTGAGATGTTGAGCGTCTCGTACCCGGAGTAGCGCTTATAGGTCGCATTCTCCTGGTAGTTCAGCTCCTGGACGATGGTGCGGCCGCCCGAGACTGGCTTGACACGACCACGCGCGCGCAGCCGATACAGCAGCGCGTTGTTCTTGGTGACGTTGTCAGCGAGCTTGCCCGTGCGGTTGCGCAACGTCGTCGTCACGATCTCAGGGATCGTGGATGACGGATTGGGCAATGCCATGAAAGGGGTGACTCCTGGTTACACGCGGCCGCCGACTTCAGCGATAGCCGCTTCCAGGTCCTCCCGCACTGAGCCTTTCGATGACGGAGTGGAGGCGCGGTTGCCGCCTGTTCCGCCACGTATGGACCCACCGCGGGCGCGCGCTCTCAGGACGTTCGCGCGTTTGGCCGCCTCTCGCGCCGCAGCTTCCTTCTCGCGCGTGGCGAGCAGCTGCCTGATGTCGGGACGCGAATGGATGGCTTGGTCGTAGGCACTCTGCAAGTCGTCGGCTTGGCCGTTCGCCAGGAGAACCGTCATGTAGTCCCTGACGTGGTCAAAGAACTCGCTCGTGGGTTGTGCCCGGAATGCCTCGATCTCAGTCATCACCTGTTGAGCCATCGCCGCCTGGGCTTCAGCTGCTTCCTGCGCCTGCCGACGCTGCATCTCCTCCTGCTGCTGCCGGAATGAGCCCATCCAGCGGGCCATTTCCAACAGCTCGGGGGGATACTGAATCGGTGGAGGCTGGGGTGGAGCAGCCCCGGCCGGGCCTGCACCTGGCTGCGCCCCTTGTGGAAGGAGCGCGCGGAAATCGATCCCCTGGCGCTGCGCGACACCCTGGAGCAGGGCGATCTTCTGCTGCATCGAGCCCTGGCTCAGGAGGCGCATGATGCGCATCACGTCATCGAAGTAGCGCAAGGGATGGACGCCTGACTGCTGCAGGACGTCCTGGTAATTGTTGGCGACCTGGGCGAACTCGCGCCCGATCTGGCGCTCCTGGTCCATGGAGGTCGCGAGCTTGTGGATGTCAGCTTCGCGCTGGGTGACGGCCGCCTGGATGTGCGGCGGGAGCTTCGCCCAATCGGCCTTGGCCTGCTGGGGCCAGCCCTGGGGGGCAACCGAAACGGGTGGCGGCGCCGCCTGCTGTGGTGCTGCCGATGCCGGAGGCGCCGCCTGCCCGCCAGGAGGAGGTGCGGCGGGAGTAGAGGCGCCGCCTTCCGCCTGTTTACGACCAAAGCGCCCGTCTGTGCCGCGCTCGCGCGCTTTGGGTGCCCCGGCGGCCTTGTCCTCGGCCGGCGTGGGCTCGGGACGTGCGGCGATCTCATCGCGCGCTTTCTCGATCTCTTCGCGTACCGTCAGCTCCTGCGGTTCCTCCGCAGTCACATCTTCGCCATCAACCTGGGGCTGTTCTTTCGCCATGGAGTAACTCCTGCAGGAGCGGCAGCATCAGGCAGGCGAGCCGCTCGTATTGCACGCCCGAAGGTCGGCCCTCGGCATCGAGGTGCACAAGTGTCGGGTCCACTTCTGCCACTTCTTCTGCGATCAGCCCGTAGATGTCGCGATTGGGATCATCCAGCTCGCAGCGGGATCTGAAGGTCACCGGGCGCAGGTGCTGCACGACCTCGCGTGCCTTGCGTGCTTTGAGGGTACGGATGTCTTTCTTGAAGCGCCGCGCACTGGTCGTGGAGTAGATGACGTGCGAAGCATCGATATACATGTTGGCGGGGAGGGTCGTCGAAGGAGCACTGAGATACTGGATCGTCCCGCTACCCGCGACGCGCAGGAACTCGGTGGTCTGGTTATTGTTGAAGAGGCGGAAACAGTAGTCAGAGGCACTGGTCCCCGCGTTGATCAGCACGCCGAAGGAGTTGTTGAGAACGTTGGGCGCGTTGAAGGTTGCGATATAGGACCCACTGACGCCGTCGACTGTCAGGCAGTATTGGCCGGCGGCAGGCGCGGTGAAGGTGAAGCCTCCTGCGTTGTTCCACTGGAGGTTGTGGGTACTGTTGACGCCAATGAACCCATGACCATCTCCGAACATCTCGCAGAACACCGCGCCGCCCCCCTGACTGGCGAAGAGCGCGCAGTAGTCGGACGCATTGGTGCCGGCTTCCACTTCCAGGCCGTAGGAAGTCCCGGCCGCGAGCCCCGAGGTCTGCACCAAGAGAGTGTTAGCGCTGGCGCAGCCGTTGACCGTCACGCCATTGCCACTGCTGGGCGCCGCGAAGGTCGTGTTGCCGGCCGTTGTGACCGTGATCCGATCGCTTGATCCATTGAAGAGCCGGAAGTCCGTGGTCGAAGCCGGGTTGTAGAGCTGCCAGTTTCCCTGGCTCGACTGGAACAGCTGCAAGCTGGCGCTCACGCCATTGACAGACTGGATGCTGATTGCAGGCGTGCCCCCGCTTGCCTGGACGGCCACGATGGCATTGGAGCTAGCCGCGGCATTGACGGTCAGCGCTGTGCCGCTCGTGGGCGCGTTCACCGTGCCCGCACCCGTGGAGGTGAAGCTCATGCGGATGAGCGCGTTGGTGTAGAGGTAGCAGTTTGCCGCGCCTGCCGTGCCGATCGCGAGCGGATCGGTCGACTGGCTGTAGATATCCCAGGAGGTGGCGCTCAGGCCCACGGCCCAGCCGAATCCCAGTCCGGCGGCGGCCCCGGTGGAAGCCAATGACAATGTCGCCGAGGTGCTCAGCCCATTGATGGTCGCCGTGACACCGGAAGTCGCCGCATTCACCGTGACGTTGCCGGCGCTGCCCGTGACAATGCGTTGTGAGCCGTTGGTGATGATTATGGTTGGCTGCGCGCCGGTGGTGCCGAGCGCCAGCTGGTCGGTACTCTGCGCGTAGACATTCCAGGCCCCGACCACGCTCACTGCCCACCCGATACCAAAAGCGGCCGCGGCGCCGGTGGAGTTGCAGGCGAGGGTTGGGCTGCCCGTCAATCCGTTGAGTGTCAAGTCGACGCCCGCGGAGGGCGCATTCAGCGTCCAATTGCCAGCTCCCGCGATCGTGCCGCAGGTCCCGTGGGTGCTGTTCCAGATGTTCCAGGTATCAGCGCTCGCGCTCTGGTACCAGGCCCAGCTCACTTGGCCGCTCTGGGAAGTCTGGAAGCCGACCTGCTCACCGGCGGCTGCGGTCGTGAGTTGCAGCTGCGGCCAGGTAGTCGTGACCGTCAGCTCGCCATTGAAGGCGCACGCGCCATTGACGGTAAGGAGAGTGCCGCTGTCCTTGAAGAGGACCAAGTCGGTGTTCGCCGAGGTCGCGCGCTTACTGAGCGCCCACTCCCAGCCCGTGCCATCCCCGATGAAGGTACGCGCCGAGAAGGGACTTCCGCCGCCCGAGGCAAACTGCAATTGGCCCCCGGAGGAAGAGGCCGGAAGGTTGCCGGCCTCGGTGAACTTCATCCAGCTACTGACATCCAGGTCATCCCCAGAAGCTGAGGCCGCAACCGTCACCTGACCCGTGGAATTGGCGACTACTAGGGCCTGGGTGGCACCATCGCCGCGCATGAAACCGATGTTGTTGCCGCCGGAGTTGTAGGCATAGGCGCCCGCCGAGCTGCAGGTAATCTGCCAGTTGCCTCCCGTACCGGTCGTGACAAAGGAAATCCCGGCGGCCCCCAGGTCGTTGCGCAGCAATCCGTTGACCTGCAAGTTGCCATTGATCGTGGTGGCACCGCCAACCGTGAGTGTGATCCCTGAGGTTGCGGCACCGATGTTCACCTGGCCGTTGAGCGTCCCGTACTGCATCTGGGTGCCGTCATATTTGACGGTGAGGCCATTGCTCACGCCCGCATAGCCGACCAGGAGCAGGTCCTGGGCGCCCGAAGCCGCGGCCCCGGTAATGTTGAGGGCATAGGCACCCGTGCCCGCATTGCCATTGACCTGGATGGCGCCGCCCGCGGGGCTCGGCGTCCAGGTATGGAAGCCCGTCCAGGTGGGCGCGATCGCCTGGTTGAGAGCAGGCGCCGCGTCCGAGCGCATCGCGGTCGTGGCAACGCCATTGATCGCGGTGAGCCCGACGAGGGCGGTCGGATTGGCGAAACCGGTGAAGCCACCTGGAAGAATCGAGCTGGGGACGTCAGCTGCGACCAGGGCGCGGAAGGTCGGTTGTGCGGCCGCCCCCGAGGTGGGCCCGGCGAAGACCAGGTTCGCCGCCTCGGTCTTGAGTGTGAACGTCAGGGTGCCTGAGATCGTGACCGGGGAGCCGGTGATCGCATAGATCGGCGTGGCCGAGCCATCCGCCAGGCCGACCGAGGTCACGGTACCCGTGGTGCCAGGTGGGGCGTCCCAGGTGCCATCGGCGCGCAGGTAGTTGGCGGTGCCCCCGCCTGAATCCCAGGTGACGCCATTGATGAGCGCCTTGTAGATGTCGTGCCAGGAAGCGCTCTGGTTCTGCAGCGTGGCGCGGGCGATGTCGTAGAAGGTGGGCGAAGGGGCGATCGCCGGGGGAAACGCCATCAGCGTGACCTCTGGAGCACGGCGCGCGGCACATGCTGCCGGAGCGCGCGGCGGATGTCGGCCTTGCGCTGCGCCTTGTAATCCGCGGTGACGGTGATCGGACGCATCGGGCGTGGCCCCTCGGGCATCTTCACATCGGCGGCTTCATGTAGATGGTTACGCCGCAGAAAGTCACGATGTTCACGTCGCGACGTGATGAGCTTTCCAGCTCGATCGCCGGCCATTGCGCGATACGGGCGGATGTCGGGTTGACCCATGGCAGGGGTGCGTATCTCGCGCACAGCCAGGGCGCCGCACTTGCACAGTGCGGGGTCGTTGCGGTGATCAATCGGGCGCACCTCATCGAACTCAGCTCCGCACGCTGAACAGGCGAACTCATAGGTGGGCATCAGGCGACCTTCTGCTTGCCGTTGCCCTTGGCGCGCGCCTGGCGCTCAGCCGATGCGTTGCCGAGCATGTCGCGGCGCGTCTCGTGCGACTGCTGCTGCTGCTGCAGGCCGCGATCGAGATGGTGCTGCAGGATCGCCATGTGGTGCTCGTGACCGGCTTTGAACTGCTCGCGCTGCGCCTCGAAATGGTGCTCGTGCTGCTTCATCAGCATCTCGGTGTGCGCCTTCAGTTGTGCCTTGAACTGATCGAGCTGGCCTTCCATCTGGATGCGGTGCTGCTCGCGCTGCGCCTCCATCTGGTTCTCCTGGGCCTTCTGCTGCGTCTCGGCCTGGAGCTGTTGCTGGCGCGCCTGTAGCTCGATCTGGGAGGTCTGCTGCGCCACCTGGACCTTCGCCTGCGCCTCCATCTGCGCCTTCTGTACCTCAGGCGGCGGCCCGCGCGGTTGCTTCGCTGCCTCCTCGATCGCGTGCATCATGTCCTCAAAGGTCTGTTCGACCGAGCGCGCCGTGGTGAAGGCGCGGATGCCGAACATCAGCAACTCCGCCAGCATCGGGATGATCTCGGGTGCCATCTGACCGGCCGTCATCGCCTGCTGCATGTACTCGGCCACGGCCTTGAGCAGCTCCATCCGCGAGGCCTTCTCCTGTTCCTCGTCCATGCGGATGGTGGAATCGGTCTCGATGTCGAGCCGGAATTCGCGCACCACGGGATTGCGTAGCAGCGCCTCGATCTCCTCCCAGGTCGGCAGCTCCAGCAGCTGCAGCTTGTCGGGCGAGATCGGCGCCTGGCCCGGTGCGGGCGTCATCGGATTGCTGGGTGCGGCGGGATTCATTCCCCCACCCATCGGCGCGCCCTGGCCGGGGATGTTGCCGGGGGTCGGCGGCCCCGGCGCCATCGGATGAGTCTGGGGACCGGCTACAGGAGGCGCCGCAGCTCCGCCTTGAGGCGAACCAGGCATTTGGGGAGAGGGCGCCCCAGGGGGTCCGGTCGTTCCAGGGCCCGCACCAGACGGCGCGCCTGGGACTGGCTGACCTGCAGTAGGTTGGGCAGATCCTCGCTGGCGCGCGAGCTGGTCGGTGAGCGCTTGCTGGTGGAGCTGGATCTGGATCTGCTGCTTTTCTTCCGCCGTGAGGAGCTTGACCCCCGAGATCGCCTTGATGGTCCCGATGTCGAACTTGGCAATCATCTCTCCCATGATGTGGACCTGATCGCGGCAGAAGCGCTGCACCTCTTCCTGGGCGTCCTGGATGCGCAGCACCGAAAATTGGCCCTTGAGCTGCTGTGCAGTCGCCGTCTCACTCGGGTCCGATAGCCCGCGTACGATGTCCGAGATGCCCGTCAGCTGGTAGATGTCATCGATCAGCTGCTGGCGTTGGTCGCGCATGTAGCCTAGGGTCTCTGCGATCTCCGCCATCGGGAGCAGCTCATAGACACCCTTGAGACCGCCCTTCTCCTTGTGAACGGCCCAGCCCTCGACGGGGACAAGCTGGTTCTCGACGCCCTCCGCCAGGAGGCGATCGAGGCCTTCCGCCGAGGTATCGCGGACCCCCGCTACCTTCAGCGATTTGGTAATGGAGGTGATACGGCTCGACAGCTCGTCCACCTCGTTCGCCTGATCCTGGTAGTGGATGAAATTCGGGACGGGCACCAGGTCGTCATTAGCGAGGTTAGCCAGCAGCGGGCGCGGACATGGGAAGAAGTCCTTGAGCTGCTCGGGATCCTCACGCCGATCGAGGAAGAACGGGCAGCCGCGGACGTACCAAAGTAGCTGTCGCCATTTCTTGTCCCAGATCTCGTATACCACCGCTTTCTTGCGGGTGAGCGGGATGCGCGCGTCCTGGAGCGTCTTGGGGCTGTAATCGAGCGGGATCCGCAGGATCTGCGCCTCGGTCAGCATCCCCTCGCCCTTGAAGCGCTCGCGCAGCTCGTCCCGATCGAGGTATACCTTCCTCCAGACCGCCCGCACCTCGTCCCAGGTCCTCGCCCAGCAGTGCCCGAAATCCTCCCAGGCGACGTAGTCGAGCTTGACCTCCTCGTGCTGGATCTGGTCTTCATCCGCCTCCGAGTCCGCATTGGAAGTGGTCTGCGGACCTTGCGCGGCCAGCTCATCTCGGGCCTGGTGCGCGGGGTCTTCACGGACGGTCGACGCGCCCCCAAGAGTTGGGCCGGTCGACTCGTCCGCGTTGTCGACGGTCGGCCCCTGGTCATCGGCCTGGGTGGGCTCGGCCTTTTTCTGCGCCGGCTGGTGCTGGAAGTGTGGCACGTAACGCAGCCAGGTCGTGCCGCGCCCCACCAGCTCGTAGTCGAGGATCGCCTGACGGTTGATCAGCTTTGCATCGTTCACGCTGTCCAGATGGAACTGGACCGAGCGCTCCAGGATCTCGGACGCGACCCGGCCGACGGGATCCCGGTCCCGAAAGCGGCGCTCTATCTGCGCTTTTGGGTTACGCGCGTAGAGCGCGGGCATCCGGATACAGACGTTGGCCCAGAACACGTTGAAGCGGGTGACGGCCTCCTCGCGCGGTGAGCGGATGTCCTTGTAGCGTTTCACGATGCGCCGGCCGCGGCGCAGCCATTTGTCAGTGAGGCGCTCATAGTCCTCGATCTCGTCCTTGAAGTAGGCGACGTCGGGATCGAGTTCCTGCTCTTCAGTCTTGTCCTGGACGGTGCGCTTGAGTGAAAAGCGCGAGGGCACCCGGCGGATCGAGCCACCGACTGCCGCCGCGGGAGTGCTCATACCACGATGAAGGTGAGCTGGGCGCCCTGCGTGACGGCCAGCCCGTTCACCAGGTCAACCGGGTAGGGATTGAAGCCGACCGCAACCGCCGTGAGTGCGGCGCCGAGCTGATTGGCCGCAACCGCGGTGGCGACCGTTGCAGCGTCGTAGAGCGTGAGCGTAGTGGTGGCTGAGGCAAAGAAGCCCAGCAGCTGCCCGCTCCGCGGCAACAGCACGACCGCCGAGCCCGTGGTGGCCGAGGTGACCGGCCGGCCGACCGAAAGCGCCCCTGGTGCTGGCATCAGTCATCCTCCGTAGGCTCTCGCGTGTAGTCCGAGTAGTGGCGCACCACCCAGGGCTCGCCCAGGTGGCGCACGATCTTCATGGCGCGCATCAAGCCGAACACCGTCTGGGCGCCTTCTGAGTGGCGCGCCTCCACGCCCCGGCGACCGAGCTTCACGATCGCCCATTCGATGTGTCCGTGATGCGTGCCGTGGCTTACAGGCCGGGCCATGTCCCAGGCGCAGGCGTCGTGGGATAGACCTTGAACTGCGGGATCCCGGGCGGAATGGGCACCGGTGGCGGCTGATCGGCGGTGATGCCTCCGCCGCGCCAGGACGCCCCGGCCGCGGTCTCCGGCACACTCACCTGGCGGCCGCCGCTCCCGCCAGTGCTGGCGAAGGGGGTCGGGCTCACGGGCACCGGCTCAGTGGCGTAGTGCAGCCAGGCGCTTGCGTGCGGCGCGGGCACCAGGGCCGGATCTTGCGGCGCAGGCTCTTTCACCGGCTCAGGTCCAGGCTCGGGCGTCGGCTCAGGCTCGCCCACCGGCTCCGGAGGCGTCTCATCGGTCGGTGCCTCGCTCGGATCCCAGCTCGGGGAGCGCTTGGCGGGTGCTTTCTTCGTTGCCATCACAGCCTCTCTAAGGCGCGTGCGCTGCGCCGGTCCTTGGGCCAAAAGATCTCGTCCGCGGTAGCCTCGTGCAGGAAGCGCGGCCGCTCATCCACCGGCTTGGGCCGGCGACCGAGCCAGGCTTGCGCTGCGATCTCGAAAGCATCCGATCCGTGGGAGGACCAGTCATGCCGCGGCTCAGACTTCAGCGTGCGTGCCTTCTCGTCCCACTCGTAGTGGTAGCTCTCCAGCGCGTCCAGGCCGTGCTGGCAGCGTTCGCGATCGAACTCCGCCTGCTCCAGGGTGCGCCGTGCCGAGGCGATCTGATCGCGCTGATTTACCTCGCCCAGTACGTCGCAATGGACCCCGAGCTGGAAAAGCTGGTCGCCTACCGAACGGCCATTCGCCGCGAGCGTCTTATGCGCCGCGTCGTGCGGCGTGTAGTGACGGCCATACTTCCAGCCGATGCGGTGGGCCGCTCCTGGAACTGGCTCGCCGAGCTTGATGGCGCCGGCCGCATCGAAGTCAATGCGCTGCCCCAGGACCTGCTCAGCGTAGTGCTGCGGGCCCTGGCCGGAATTCTGGTAGTAGTCCACGAAGCGGAGGCGCGGGCCCGGGAGCAGCTGGAACCACCAGATCGCGGTGTAATCCCGGAAGCCTAGGTCCCACGCGGTGTGAATCGGATAGCCGACCTCGGGCGGGAAGGCACCGATGCGCCCCTCCTTCTCCAGGCGCCGGATCCAGGCCGCGTAGATCGCCCCGAGATTCGCCGCATCGAAGCTGCACATGTACTCCTGGTCGAAGAAGGCCTGCCCTAGGTCCGCGCCGTACTCGATCTGGCGCTCACGCAGCTCATCGCGCAGCTGCTCAGCGTCGAACACATCGGTCTGCGTGGCATCGAGCACCTCCCAGAACCAGGCAGGCGACGCCTTGGCAACCTGCAGGGTAGACAGGCCATGGTTGCGGCCGCGCGGCGTATACAGAAATAGCGCCCAGCCCCCGTTCTCCCGCAGGATCGGTGAGATGTAAGCCCAGGCTGCAGGATCTGCAAGCGACCACTCGGAAAAAACCACGCCAAGTGGAGGCGAGCCAACGAGCGCGTTGTAGTTGTCACTGCCGACGACCTGCCAGATCGAGCCGCAGTTCAGCTCGATCATCATCTCGTTGTTGCGGGTGCGCTTGCGTAGCCACAGCGGGAAAGCCTCATCGATGCGGCGCCGGCCGGTATGCGGATTGACCGCATCCCAGATCGCCTTCCTGGCCTGCTCGGCCTGCGGGAGCATGTGCCAGTAGTTGCCGATGCGCGCCTGGGCAGCCTTGCAGGTCCAGCGCAGCGCGATGTCGTCCTTGCCGGCGCGGCGGTGCCAGACGGCGCAGGCCCGTAAGCCCCCGCCATCCAGATAGCGCCACAGCGACACCTGGTGGTCCTGGCAATACCAGCCCTCCAGGTAGTCGCGCTCAATGGGTCCGCGTCGGCCCCGCACCGTTGCCGGCTACTGGCTTGCGAGAGTAGCCCTCGGGGCGCTGCGTGGGGTCATGCGCCACGGGCTTGAAGTCCTGGTCCATGACGTGCTCATAGCGATCGCGCCACAGCTCCTTCTGGCGATTCTTGAGCCAGAAGATGCAAGCCGAGGTGTCAGGCGGGAAGTACTGCTCATCGACCAGGGTGCGCACCTCGCCCTCTTTGGTCATCACCTGGCGCGTTGAGCGCTTGGTGAAGCCGCGAGCACGCTCATACAGGGTGCGCACGACGCCCTCGTCCGCGATGAGCCCAGAATCTTTTATGGCCCCGCGAAATGCGGGGTAAGCGACGATCCAGCGCTCCAGGGTGGAATCGTCCACGTCCAGAAAGCGGGCGATCTGAGTCTGGGTGAAGCCGGCGCGTGCAGCACGGGCTGCGAGCTTGACGTAGGCGACGCAATACTTGGTGGGACGTCCTGCCATTAGGCGCTCACCGAGGCGGCCCAGTTGCCCGAGCCGATGTAGATGAACGTGGCGAGCTTGCCCACGGCCACGCTGAAGCCGGCATTGGCAGCCAGGGTGGAGATCTTGCCCCCGAGCTGGGGATAGACCAGGACGGCATTGGCGCCATGGTTAGCGACCTGCACCACATCGGTGATGTTGACGATACCCGGCGTCGCGGCAGTGTCGACGGCACCAGGCAGTAGCACGCCCGAGCTGGCGGCCGCTGTCGTGACGATGGTGAAGTCGGTCGGCAGCTGTGCCGCGGTCCCCTGCGTGGTGCCCGTCGCCGTGAAGGTGAGCGTGGCGAAGCCCTGCTGAGCGGTGGCTTGCTGCGCGGATTGCCCGGCCGACATTACGGCTTGCTTGAGTGTCATGGAGGATCCTCAGTACATGTTGGACTTGTGGCCCTTGCCCTTCTCACCAAAGGCCTTGGCGTGGCCGGAGAGGCGCTCAATCCGTCCCTGGTGGCCTGAGCCCATCCAGGCCGCGCGTCCCCCCATGGTGCCCGGGGAGGATTTGGGGAAGGGTCCGGAGCTGCCCTTGTGACCGATGTAGCGTCCCTGGCCCGGTCCTGCGCGGCTGCCCGCTCCTGGCGGGCCTTTCGGGGCGATCGACTTGCCGCCTTTGATGCGGCCCGGGTTGCCCGTCTCATGGTGACCGGTCTCGATGAAGCCGGGTTGACCCGACATGGTATTGCCGCGCCGCAGCACATGGGAGCTTCCACGCACTTCGCGCACCCTGGCGTGCTGCACGGTGTCGGTGCCAGTGTTGTGACCACCGTGAGTGAACTTGGCAGCCATTTAGACTCCTTCTAGCCAAAAGAGGCCGTTTGACGGGTTTCTTTACAGCCCAGTTAACGTTAATGCTCGAAAGTGTAAGGAAGCCTTTACAAAACAGTGCATTATTGTTACGGAATTGGATCGCGCCTAACGCAATAGGAAGCCCGTGGTGAGGCGATCGGTCCAAACCAGTGCCCAGCCTAGGGTCGAGGTGAGATCGCCGCTCCTGGGCCGTTTTTACACTTGGATTATTGCCGAGCTGCTGCTCTGCAGCATGTAAAGTATTCCGTCACCTGAAGCTTTTGCCACCCGAGCGCGGACCGGCCCGCTCGGCACTGGTTTTGGCACGACCGCGCAGCGCTTCAAGCTTGCCGCGATCCTTGGGCGGGATCTTGCCGCCATGCGCCCGCTTGATGTCGGCTCGGGCGAACTCCATGCCGACCTTCTGCGGGATGCCGAGGGTCGAGTGCCCACCGGCGGCGGCGAACATGGCTTTCTGCTGGGCGCGAGAGGTCGTGGGCATGAGCTTCTCCAGGCCTTTGTGCCCTTGCGGGGCGGGGTAGTTGACGTGCTCGTGCAGCACCTCGTGCGCAATGCGCCGCACCTGGGCCGGCTTCATCGGCGCCCTAGCTTCGCTTTGGCGCGGCTGATGATCGCTTCCATGGTGCCGGAGCTGATGTTGCCGGCGTTGCGGCTCTTCTTCGCCATTGGAATCGCCAGGCGCGCGTGCGTCGGATCATTGATCGGGAAGCTACGACCAGGACCGGCAAACTGTTTGCTCGGGATCTTGGCACGCGCCCTGGCTGTAAGCCTCGCCATGGTGACCCCCAAATGGAAAGGCCCCGGCTGACACCCGACCGGGGCCCTTCACAGCATCAAGGAGGAAACGACGCAGCGCCTCAACAACCACGTAAAAGGCACTGAGCCATCTGGGGCTTCTACGCTGTTTTGATGTGCGCATCAACATCCAGCTCGATCTCCAGCACCTGGATGAGATGTAGCAGGCTCCAGAGCGCGCGATCGAGGTTGCGCCGGTAGGTCGGCACCGACATGTGACAGTCGCGCGCCTTCATCTCGATCGGAGCATAGGTGAAGTACTGCACGCAGATCGCGGCGTGCAACGGGCGATCGAGCCGCGCCACCAGGCGATCGATCAAGAGCACCCCGTCCGGACAGGAGAGTTCCTTCTGCAGCCAGGCGTAATGCTCGGGCTCGATCCCCTTCTCGTGCCACTCGATGAGCTTTGCGGACATCGAGCGGCCGTAGCCGAGGTGAAGGAGCGGGTTTCGGGACCAGCCGGCCCACAGATCCAGCAGGCAATCGACAAGCTGAAGCGGTTGCGCCAGGCGGCGCCGCGATTCTGAAGGCACGTCACACCCCACCCGGCAGCGAGCCGAGTATGCTCGCATATGGGTGAAAAGGAGTATGCAAAATGCGCCGTCTGATCCTCGCGATCGCGCTCACCGGGACGGTGGCGCCAGCGTGGAGCTGGTGCGACGTGCCCAACCCCCCGCCTGAGTGCAAGAAGACCGTGGGCGTGCCGGAACCTGCGACCTTAGGGTTGCTGGCTCTCGGGCTTGGGGGACTGCTGATCCTGCGTCGGCGGCCGTAGTCCCAAGTACGCGCTCACGCATCGAGCCGCGTGCTCCCAGCCCTCGCACAACACGGCCTGGAAGCCTTCGCGCCGCATGATGCGCTGGAAGTCGAGCTGACTCGCGGTCACCTGACCGTCGTGGCGGCGCTTCATCTCGATCCACATCCCATGGCAACTCATGGCGGCGATCGCCAGGAAGTAATCAGCCGCTCCCACCTTCAGGCCCTCGGCCTTCAGGCGGCTCATCTGGATCGCCCGCTCCTTGTCGCTCCCGGATAAATGGGCGTGATTCGGAATCAGCAATAGCCGCTCGCTCAGCGGCGAGCCTTGCCACTGCTGCGTCTGGCACCACTGCGTGAAGGCGGCGCACTCCTGGTGCTCGGTCGCCTGCGGTGCCGCCAGCGTCAGCTTCGTATTCCGCATCAATTTCCTCCCGCATGACGAGGACACACGTCTCAACCGACTCGGCAGCCCGCGCGATGTCATTGCGAAGGTGATCCTCGTCCGGAAACATCGGCACGCCCAAGAGCCTACGCTGATCCGCTCGGATGACGGTGAGAAACATTACCCAGTCGGCCGCACGGTTCGCGAGCGGGGCCGGGATCGGGGAGTCCTGCAGTCCACAGCGGAT